GAGACCTGCCGGAAGCGATCGAAGGATCTGGGCAGCTGCATCCAGAGGATGGGCGGGCAGCAATGGCCCGGCTGCGTGGCGTGGATGGTGTGGTTCCGGCGGTGCTGGCAGATGGTGAGAGGGGAGGCCCCGGAGGCGGGGCGGGAAGGAGTATAGACATGTATGTAATGGAGTTTATCCGGGAGCGAAACCGGATGTGCAAGCATTTTGGTTGTTGTGCCGAGTGCCCTGCGAATGATGTGATATGCGGCACAATAGGGGAGACGAATGACGCCGAAAGGCTTGTTCAGATCGTCGAGGAGTGGGCGAAGGAGCATCCACATAAGACCCGGCAGGACAAGTTTTTGGAGCAATATCCGGAGGCAAGAGTGGATAAAGACGGCATCCTCCGCATTTGCCCCGCAGACATTACGAAGAGTCTGAGGGACGAGTACGGTGGGTGTGCTAATCCTATGGAGCATTGCCCCAAGTGCCGCCGTGAGTTTTGGGGGCAGGAGGTGGAATGATGGCGAGGCGTGAGGACTTGACGGAGGCGCTGGACGCTATCGAGACGGGGATGTGCCGGGTCAAGGAGAGCCGGGACATCTGGCAGAACGATCTGGTGTATGCCCTGTGTCAGGGTGTGCGGCTGCTGCTGATGGAGGAGATCAAGGGGGTGCGGGGACGTGAGTAAGGAGGAGGCAGGATGCTGAGGATCGTCATGGACGTAGATAGGCCGGTGGGACAGGCCATCGGCATCAAGGAGGCGCTGGCCATGGACTTGGAGCGCTATGGGGACGTGCGGGTGGTATCTGTGGAGGAGATCACCCCGTGGAAACAGGAGGTGATCGAGCGTGGATGAACTGAAACCGTGCCCGTTTTGCGGATGCGACATGAAAATCGAAGCTGCAACGATCAATTATAT